GTCGACCATGCGCGCTTCGATCAGCGGGCCGGGCAGCCAGGCACCGGAGCCCTGGCTCGGGATGCAATAGAGCTCCTCGTCGGCGCCGTCGCCGTATTCGCCGAGCAGCTTCTCGCGCCAATCGGCCTCCTTTTCCGCCGACCATTCGCCGTGCTTGTGGGCGTTGACCAGGCACATGCGCTCGAACAGGCCGTCCTTCAGCGCATCGTCGAGGTCGAAGCGGACCAGGCCGTACTTCTTGCGGCCGGCACGGATATCGGTGATAGCCTGATTGAAGGGGTTGTCGACGCCGTTATGCGTCGAGATCACCAGAACCTTGCCGCCCCACATCAGGAACGCCAGCGCCGCCTTCAGCAGCTCTGCGAGATTGTCGACGAAGGCCGCCTCGTCGAGGATGGCGAAGCCCTGACGGCCGCGCAGGCTGCGCGGCTTCGACGACAGGGCGACGATGGAGAAGCCCGACGCGAAATCGATCTTGAGCGCCTGGACGCCCTTGTCGGAGCCGTCGTCGAAGAGCGTTTCCGAGATCTCGCCGCAAACCTTCTCGAACAGCCGGGCCCACATTGCAGCCGCGTCGATGAACTCCTTTGCCATGTCATGGGACGTGCCCATGTAGAGCGTGTCCATGCCGCCATTGTTTCGCGGCGACGCCGACCGCAACACGGCGTCGGCCGCCGCGCCCCAGGTGGCGCCGGTGCGGCGGGATTTCTCGACGAAGACAACGTCGTGCAGCTCGCAGGCGAGCGAGATCTTGCGCTGATAGCCCAGCAGCGCCGGCGTCTCGCGCCAGTCGGCCGGCGTGGCTCGCCCCTGTTCCGTCCGGATCGCGATCCAGTCGCCACGGCTCGGCCGGGCGCCAACATCGCCGATCGCAGCCGTGACGGCCATGGTGGCGGCGATCGCGGCGGTGGCGCCCTTGCGGAGCACCTGGCCGGCCGCCTTCAGGATGTCGCTTTCAGCCATCGCGCACCCCGAAGAGCTCGCGCTTGAAGGCTTCCTTTGCCTCGGGCGACAGGCCCTTGAACGCGCCGACCTTCTCGATCGCCGCATCGGCCTTCTTGACGAAATCGCGCTCGATCATCTTGCGCGTGTCGGCGCTGATCTTCTTGGCGCGCTCAGCCCCGGACAGCGCCGTGGCGAGGTTCGCCATCATCTCGGCCGTGAGCGGGTTGGCCTTCAGGTTGCCGGCGTTCTCCAGCATCTCGAAGATCATGGCCTTGATGGTCTCCGAGACCATCAGCGTCAGATCCTCGTCGCCGCCGTCCTCGAACTTCGTCGCCAACGCCGAGGCCATTTCGCGGACCTCGCCCAGCCGATGCGCCATGCGAGCGGTACGGACCGCTGCCCGGTTGAAGGCCGAGGGCGAGATCGGGGCGATGCCCTTCAGCTTGAGGCGCAGGTTCAGCGCCTCACGGATATCGTCCTGCGTCTGCTTACGAGCGCGGAGCTCGGCGAAGGCCCAGGCGACATCCTCCTCCGCCTCGATCGGCAGAAGGTCGATGGATGAGAGGCGCCCGCGCTTCGTCGTCGCCATGTCACGCTCCCGGCCGCGACGGACGCTTCACGCCCTCGATGACAAGCCGGCGCGCGACATGATCGGTCCCTTTCGCCGTGATCTGCGCGACGCGAACCGTCGAAGCTTCGACGAGCGTGACAGCGCTCATGTCGCGCAGCCAGTTGAGCTCGTCGTGGACCCAGTCCCGGCTCTTGCTGATGCCGAAGGTTTCCAGAGCGAGCCGCAGCAGCTCGGAGTTCAACCGGCCGTCCGGCTGCTCCTCGAGCGTACGCAGGATGATCAGGCGCGCCTCCTCGCGCATGAGACGGTCGAAGCTCATGCCGCTCGCGCCCCCTGATCCATCATGAAGTCCTGCATGCGGCTGGCCATCGAGGCGACCGGCTTCAGCCGCTCGTCCATGGTCTCCAGGCGGCCTTCGAGGCGGCTGATCGCCATCTCCATGCGGTGCGCCGTGTCCTTGTCGGGCAGGTGCTTGATCTCGGATTCGATCCGAAACACCCGGTCCTCGATCAACTCGATCTTGTCGGCCACGGCCTTGATGCGGCCGTCGCGCTCGCCGAGCGCTGCGGCATGCGCCTCGCGGGTGACGAACTTGGTCGAGAGCAGGAGCACGGCAAGCGAGCCGAGCAGGGAAAGCACCCCGCCATAGGATTGCAGGAAAGTCAGCACGTCGTTCACGGCTCCGCTCCATCCACGGCCGCAACCGCGGCCGCCCGTCTCGTTTCGCAGATGCGCAGGGATGCGCGATCGCGCCCCCAGCTGGTGGTGACCTCGCTGGCGGTCATGTCCCGATCCGGCAGCGAGACCGGCGCAGCGCAACGCTGGCGCGCGGCAGCGGGCAGCTCCGGCTTGACGAGCTCGAGCTTCACGGTCGGGTTAGGGTCCGGCGCCGTCGAGCACCCGGACGCGAGCGCGCCGGAGCACAAGATCAGCACCGCCAGCCAGGGCCGCATCGTCCTTCTCCAACTGTTTCAACTGCTCTTGAAAGCGGGCTTCAGCGTCGCGCGCCGCCGTATCGGCCCGAGCCGAAATCAGCACCTGATTGACGCGTGCGGCTTCCACAGCCGCATTGGCCTTGGCGATCTCAGCCTGCCAATGGCTATCCCGCTCCTGGCGGGCGAGGGTTGCGGCTTCGTCCTGCAGCCGCTCGATCGCGACCAGGCCGCGCCAGAAGCCCAGGCCAGCGAGCGCGAGCAGGGTTGCCAGCGCGAAGACTGCGACGATCGCTTTCCAGTTCTTGAGCGCCCAGGCAGCGAGCATCACAGGCCCTCCCGGCAGAGCTCGTGCTCACCGATGCGCCCGGCGTCGCCATCACCGCGACGCTTGACCAGGCCGATCATCACCCGGCCGCCGGCGCGGTTGAAGGCGGTGGCAGCCTTGCAGCTCTCGCCATAGCGGCCGGCGATGCCGAGACGCGCGGCCGTGGAGCGGCAGGTGGCGCCGGTGCCGATGTTGTAGGAGAGCGAGTTCATCATCGCGCGCCAGCTCAGCGGCTTGGCCGCGAAGCTTGGGATGCAGGCGACGAGCTCGCCACGGAACTGCATCATGCGGCGCGACAGGCGGCGGTCGCAGCCGGCCGGCGTCTCGACCATGCCGCGTTTCACGCCGACAGTGTCGCCGTCGCAGATGGTCCAGGGTGCGCCACCGGTGGCGGGGTCGGGATAGGCGCGCAGCTCACGGCCCTCCCACGGCGAAACCAGATAGGTCGCGGCAAGAGCGACATCATCCGGCACACGGTCACCGCTCGACATGGTGACGTAGCCACCGCCGGCGGCGGCCAGCGCAACGATGGCCGCGATCGCCGCCTTGGCGCGCTTACTCGCCATCGGCCGCCCCCGAGACGGTTTCCTGCGCAACGAGCCGCGCGATGAACGCGCCAGCCGTGGCGGCGAAGGAGAGGCCGGCAAAGACGCCGGCCGGCACGTCGATGGTCTCGCGGATCAGCGGCAGCGCGATCTCCGCGCCCGAGAGCACGCCCGCCAGCACGATCAGGCGGATCGACCAGGCGTGCTTCAGCACGCGCTTCCAGTTCCAGACGAGTTTCAAGGGCTGCTCCGCGCCCGGGCGCGTGCCCGGAATTCGCGTCGACAGTGACCCGGTCGCGCGTCCGATCAGGCCCCGGACGCGCGTCCGGGGTCAGAGCAGCTTGAACTGGGAGCTGTTGTGCTGACGCTGCTTAGAGCGGAACCGCCTTGCCGAGCGGTTCGTCACGCCTGCAGCCTTCGCCATCTGATTGGCCGTCGCACCATCCGACAAAGCATCGGCGAGCGCGCGGGCGCGCCGGCGGCGCTCGGCAAGGTAGCTGCCTTTAGGACCGAAGGGAATGCTGAGTTTCTGCCGATAGCGCCCCGAGCAGAAATGGGCACTGATGCGCTCGGCCTTGTCCTGGCCGACCGCGGCAATCAGCCAATTGTCAGGCCGAAGGCGCGATACGATGAACACCTCCTGACCGCCCTTCGCCTCAGCGATCGCGAGCGCGGCATCGATGCCGGCAACCTCGGCGATCTCGGCCAGCAACGGTGGAAGATCGGGCCAGCCGGACCGGCTCATCGCGCCTGCCCCGGACGGCGCGTCATCGGCATCTTCCCGTCCAGGACGGTGACGACGACGTCGGACTCCACGACGAACTTCAGCCCATCCGCGAGGATGACATAGTCGGCAATCCCGATGCGCTCGGCCTGGCGCCGGCTGCGATCGAGCGCTCCGGCGAGGATGCCGCGCAGCTGCTCGACATCGACGGCGCCGGAACGCTCAAGGAAACGCAGCAACGCGTGATCGGAGACATGGATCATCGCCGGCTCCGTTCCTCGGTGAGGCGCTGCTGCCAGGCCTTCAGCTGCTCAATCGCCTGGCGCGCCTGTGCCGGCTTCAGGAATTCCGGAGCGGAGACCTTGAAGCGGCCGTGAACCCAAGCGCGCAGCGCGTCGCGATCGAGCGGGCCTGCATGGAGGGCGCCCCAGACGGCGTAGATCTTCCGGACGTCGGCGCGATCGGCCGGGGCGCGGGTTGATGCACGCGGCTGCCAGCCCAGGCGCTGGAACTCGGCGATGACGGCGCCGGCCTGCCGGTCCGAAAGATCCTTCGCACTATCCGTCCCGGCGACGCGGACGAGCAGCGCCCGATACTCGGCATCCTGGAGGCGGAGCTGGCGCCGGGCGATCTGGATCTTCTGCAGCATGGCGGGATGCGTGCTCATCGCCGGCCTCCCTTCAGCGCGAGCTCGGCCGCGATGATGCGGGCGGTCAGCCGTTCGAGATCGGCCTGCAGGACGATGCGGCGATGGGAACAGGGCCGCATGGCTTCGATCCGCCCGATAAGGGCGCGGCGCTCGGCCTTCAGCGCGTCGAGCTCGGCGAGCTCGCGCCAGGCGAGAAGCGGAACGACGGCCGGGACAGGATGAGCGGCGCGCGACATGATCATGCCCCGCGCTCGAGCAAGGGCGCCGGTGCCGCCTTGGCGAAGCGGGCGGCGTCGTCGGGACGGGTCAGGAGCTTGCGCTGGCCGGGGGGGATCCAGAGCGGGGCGCGCGGCTCGGCGCCGCGCTTCCAGCAGACCCAGCAGTAATCGGTGGCCGTATCGCCATCGGGCTCCCAGCGACCGCGGTGCATCGGTACGCGCTCGACGTAATAGGCGATCAGGAAGGGCGGGAACTCGCGGAAGAGCTCATACCGCTCGATGGTGTGCAGCCACTGCGTCCGGACGAGAAGTGCGACGCCACGGAGGGCGAGCGCGAGGGCGACACGCGCGAACTCGACGGCGAGATTGAACGGCGGGTTGGTGAAGTACCAGGCGGCGGGCGCGTCGATATCGACACCAGGATCCATGAAGTCCCGCACCGCGCCATAGCCGTAAGCGTGGATGTCGAAGGCTTCGACGTCGACGAAGGTCTCGGCCAGAGGCGCCGCCATATGGCCTTCGCCGCAGGCGGGATCCTCAACGATGTCGCACATGCGAGCGCCGAGAACCGGCAGCGCGACATGCTGGACGAAGGCGCGTGTCGCCCAGGGCGGCGTCGGGAAGAAGTCGAGGGAATCGGCCGGCTCGGCGCGTTGCGCGGCAACGGCGGGCGAGAAGGCGAAAGCGCGCTGGCTCATGCCGCCACCTCGAAGAGCTCCCGCTGGAACGGTGCGAGCCGATCCAGATCGCCCCACTGCGCCGCCATCGCATCAGCGATGCCGACGAAGAACGTGCTGCGCTCGTGCGCCCGGTTCGGGTTCCAGCCGGAAGCGCGATGCACGCGCGACCAGGCCTTGTGCTCCTCGGTCCCGGGCGCCGGCGGCGTCAGGCGGTTCGTCGAGCGAAGCGCAGGCAGGCGGCGGAGGTACAGGCCTGTCCCCTTGAAGGCGGGGTCGCCGAACCACCAGGGCTGCACGATCTGGGCCGGCGCTGCATAGTCGGTGATCCGGGACTTGGCATGGCGATGCATGATCGGGTTCTCGACGCAGATCCGCTCGATCGGCGCATTCCAGAAGTCGGAAAATAGCGCGGCTGCTTCATCGAGCTCGGCCCACATCTCGGCCTCGGTCCGGCCGGGCGGCGGCGCCGACAGCCAGCGGACACCGGAATTGCACAGGCGGGTGCAGGGTGGGTGCGCCACCATCAGCAAGTCCCAGCCGTCGCGGAGCAGTCTGCGCGCGTCGCCAACGATATGGCGGTTGCTGCGATCCTCGGCCGGCAGCAGGTCGCACGACCAGGCATCGTGCCCCCGCGCCTCGAAGGCTCGGCGAACGATGCCGGAGCGCTCACAGGCGACCAGAACCCTCATCGCGACGGCTCCCAGCGGATAAGCACGCCCGGAAACATCATGTCCTTGTCGGAGGCCTCGGGATGCGTGGCCTGCCAGAACGCCTGAAGGTCGGCCCAGTGCAGGAAGCCATCCTGCCGGGCGAAATCGTCGAGCATCCAAGTGATTCCGAATGCCTCGCCGGTATCTGTGAAGCGGACGTAGCCCAGCGCCACGAACAGCTCGATCGGCCGCACCGCGACGCAAACGGGATCCTGAATGATCTTCCGGCACTGCGTCGTCCGCATGCCCTGGTAAATCTGGAGCAGCTCGCCCGGCTGGGCATGGCGCTTGCGCGGCGCACGGATGGTCTGGCGCTTGATGATGCCGGTGGCGGGGTGCCCGGTGGCGATCGGCTCGGCGAAGCGCTTGTTGAAGGAATAGGCGACCATCAGCGCTGCCCTTCCTCGCCGGCCGGCTTCTCGGCCTTGCCATCGAGCAGCTCGGCAACATCGCCCATGTGCTTCCACAGCAGCGTGCGACGCTCGGCCGGGATCTCGAGCAGCTTGCGGATCTCGGTTTCATGCGACCGGAGCCAGCTCAGCGTCTTCACAGCCGCTTCAAGACGATCCGCGTCGTAGCGTGCCTGTGCCTCCGGCCGGAGCTCGCGGATGTTCTTCGCGCCGTTGCAGAGACTCTGCTGGCGCCGGAGCGCGAACTCGACGGCCTCGAGCTGTTGGGCGAGCGAGATCTTATCGGCCACCGACAGAGCTCCCGAACAGGCTGTCGCGATCGGCCTCCATGCGCATGTGATCGGCGATCGCTTTCATGAGCCCGATCTCCTCGTCGGCCTTGGCGCGGGTCATCTTCCCGAGAAGGACGCGGCGCACGTAGACACGCTGGCGGAAGCGGAGTTCGCGCTCGGCAGCTGCAGCGAGCTGGTCGAAGGTGAAGCGAGGCGCGCTCATCCGAAGATCTCCGTCAGTTCGGGCAGGGTTTCGGGCTCGGGCGGGCGGCGCAGCAGGGAGAACTCCTGCGGCGGTGCCGGCGACGTGGTCTCGGTGCGGGCGTAGACGACGAGGCGATGCCCGAGGCAGTAGCTCGTCGGAAAGGACACGGGCGCGCCGCAGACGCGGCGACCGCCGAAGAGATCGGGCATGACACCCGATCTGCGGGACGGCGCCGGATCGACCGCATCGCAGACGATCCAGCGGCACTGGCCGGCGCGGGCCTTGGAGAGGAGGATGCTCATCTCAGCAACCCTCCTCAACGAGGTAGCTGCCGGACTTTTCTTCCGCCTGGCGATCCAGATAACCGTCGACTTCAGCCGCGGTCATGAGGCGCCAGTTGGCGTCCGGCATCATGCGATCGAGGATCGTCCTGCTCGACGCGATGAAGTGGGCCAAGTCATCGAGCGGAAACCGGACATGCTTCGCGGCCACCTCGGTCTCGATGCCGCTGTTGTCGTCGATGAAAAACAGCGTGAAGGTGGCCCGGACACCGTCCTGATATGCTTCAGCGGTCGCCATGACGCCCTCACGCGGCCGCGAGGTCGATCGTCACCGTCGACAAGGCGCCGTGTTCATCGCGAACGCGAAAGCGCAGATAGGCCTTGGTGCCGATGACGCGGATGCTGTCGCGGATCGCCTCCATAGCGCTCTGCCAGCGCTCGTCTGCGATCTCCATGGCGAGCAGCGAGAACAGCTCGCCGCGGTTGATCTGGCCTTCCTTCTCGACGCTAAAGACGCGGTTCACCAGCGAGCGCAGCGCCTCGTGGCTGTCGGCGCCCCACTCCTTCAGGCACTCGTCGACCAGGCGCTTCGCCGCCTGCAGCTCGGGGCCGAACGCGATCTGATCGGCGATCTTGACCTCAACACGCATGCTGTCGTCGAAGGTCGAGAAGGTGACGTTGCCCTTCGGGCCACCGGCCTTGGCGCCATACTGCTGCTCGAGCAGCGACTGGAAGGCGGCCAGATCCTCGAAGGTGTGGCCCTTGAAGCGCGCGATCTGAGCAGAGAGGTCCGTGGCGAAACGCATGACCTTGCGCACCATCTCGTCCTCGAGGACGCGCTGCGGCTTGATCTGGCCGAGACCGATCAGGTTACCCTTCGCATCGCGCATGAACTTGCCGGTACCGACCTCGACGATACCGGCGGAGGTGGCGGCATTCTCGGCGAGGACGTCTTCGATCAGGACGTGCAAGCCAAGCTCGGCGAGCGCCCTGTCCGAAACCTCGGCCCAACGCTCGCGATCCTTCTCGCCGATCTCGCTCCACGGGAGCGTGGGGGTGCCGGCGAAACTGGCCTCCCTGACGGCGTCGAAGATCGCCTTGGCGCGGGCTTCGCGCGGGATATCGATCGTCTGGTCATGCTGCATCGGAATTCTCCATGAGGGACAGTTCGGAAGGATCGGTTTCGCCGAGCAGCTCGACGATGAGCCGGGCCATGGCGACGATTTCGATGACGGGGACGCGCACGGCCTCGCGGGCCGGGTTCGCGATGATGCGACGGGCGGTGCCGAGCGGATCGGCGACCGTGGAGGCCGCCAACATCTTGTTGTCTTCGAGCGTCTGGAGAACGCCGCGCAGGGTGTCGGTGGCGGTGCGATAGTCAGCGTCACGCTCGCGACGGGCCGCCGCCCGATCGCAGCCGGCGAGCACCGTGGTGTGGTCGCGGTTGCCGACTGCAGTACCGATCATGTCGTAGGAGCTGCCGGTGAGCTCCCGCGCCAGCCAGAAGACGGTGCTGCGCGCTTCGACGATCTCCGGCGTGCGGCGCATCGAGGTGATGTCGGTGCGGGTCAGGCCGGTGGTGGCGGCGACCGCATCGACGATCGCGCGGACGGTGATGAGGGACTTCATGC